CGCCCTCCCAGCGGTCTTCCACAAGAAGAACCACTCCAACATCCTTGTGACGATGGAGTTTGACAGCTGGATGAACCTTTACGGGGAATGGAACTCCGGGCATGACTTGACAGAAAGGGAATTGTATGAGCAAGAAGCGCAAGAAGGTCACGAAGACCTGTGAAGAACCCTGTGAGAAGCCCATGGATCTTGACCCGCTGGGCTGTCTGAATCTGGTGGAAGCCATGGTCAAACAGGCGCGGCTGGATGTGGTGAATACCAAGCCGGGGAGCGCGATTCGAGAAGATGCAGAAGAATTCCTGAACAGCCAGTATTTCACGGACTTGACGGGTCTGGATGGCAGACCGTTGCTGAAACTGTTGCAGGAAGAATACGAAGAGAAGCACAGCAAGGGAGGAAAACGGCATGACGATCAATGAATACCAGCAGGAAGCTCTGCGGACGGCAAACGGCATGAATCAGGACTTGCCCATGATCATCAATTGTGCGCTTGGTCTTACTGGTGAAGCAGGAGAGTGCGCTGATATTGTCAAGAAGGCATATTTTCAGGGGCATCCTCTTCTGGCATACAATCTGGCAAAGGAACTGGGTGATGTGGCTTGGTATCTGGCTGTCATGGCGCACACTATCGGATATGACCTTGAATCCATCCTCCAGACGAACGTGGACAAGCTGCGCAACCGCTATCCTGACGGATTCAATGCGTGGCGCAGTCTCCACAGGAAGGCGGGTGATGACTGATGGTCGATAACGTGAAGGTGTACGGCCTTGATGAGAGCGTGAAGGCCAGCAAGTATCCCATGGCGGTTGACACCTACCAGTGCAACGCAGAGGTGACCGATAGGGTGCGTGGGCTGGCAACGTGCCAGACAGGCACAGGCCACGACCAGTTCTTGACGGGCATCATCGTCCAGTTTGATCTGACCTTCTCCATCAAGGCGTGGGTGGAAGCGGAACGGTATCACTGGTTTGACTTCGTGTCCAGCCAGTCCACAATGCATCGCATCACCAAACTTGACCCGGCAAAGCAGTGCAATGAGTTTGTCCACAAGGAGATCATTGACATCCTGCGGACGCTGATTGACTGCTACAACAAGAACCCCACGCCTGAAAACTACCTGTATGTGCTTTACAACGTGCCGACTGGCTTCAGGCTCACGGCACGGATGACCACCAATTACAGGCAGCTGAAGACCATCTATCAGCAAAGGAAGAACCACAGACTGCCTGAATGGCGCGAGTTCTGCAAGTGGATTGAGCTTCTGCCCCACAGCGAATTCATCACAGGAGGTGGAACAGAGTGAACAGAGCGCAGAGAAGAGCGAAGGCAAAGGCCACCCCTGCATATCGCAGGAACATGACCAAGGAAGACACCCTGAAGGCTCTGATCAAGAACGGCATCACGCCTGAAGATCTTCAGCGGAACTATGAGCTTGGGCTTGAGGACGGCAGACATGAGGGCGTTGAGTACACCATCAAGACAGCCTATGCGGCATCTGCTCTGGCACTGCATGAGATTGCTGGGTGGGGTCACAAGCGGTGTGCGCGGTTCATGCGCAGGATGGATGAGATCATCACCAACACGCTGATCAGCGAAGAAACCATTGATGAGGTGTACGAGAAGATGGGGCTTCGCATCGAATTCAGAGAGACGATGCCAGAAGACAGAATCGTGGAGGTGGATGGATGAGACAGACTGACGCTGTGATGATCTACACGCCAGCAGGCATCCGCACAGAAAGTCTGTACATGCCAACGGATGTCCCGCTGGAAGAGATGGCATTCCATGATCTGTGCAAGGGCATGTGTCCCAGAAGCCGGGGCAAGCTGAACGTTTGCATCAGCGATTGCCCCGCACCATGCGCCTTTGGGCGAGAACTGATGAGGAGGTGTGGACAGAATGAGTGAACTGCATAGCAGGCCGAACCAGTGTGACCGCATCCTGCATTACATGCACACGTTTGGGAGCATCACCACCCGTGAAGCAGTGAATGACCTTGGCGTGATGCGCCTTGCATCCAGAATCAGCGAACTGAAGAAGGATGGCTACAAGATTGCCGGGACGATGGAAGCCGTGAAGAACCGCTTTGGCGAAGACTGCCATGTGAAGCGGTACAGGCTGGTTGATGAAGAGGAAGACTGAAGGGGGGGCGGTCGAAGACGAAAACACCCGATGAGATCCGCAAAGGTCTTGAGTGCAAGAGCGGCAGGGGCTTTGAATGCATGGAATGCCCATACAACACTGCTGCAGACTGGTACTGTTGGTGCGAGGTCATGGAAGACGCTTTGGAATATATCAAACGACTTGAGAAGGAGAAGAACGATGAAAAAGCCTGACGAGATCAAGCGGGGACTGGGGGCATGCAGTGCAGACGAGTGCCACGGGGAACACGCAGATTGTCCTTACGTTGGTGACATTGATTGCATCCGCAACATTTGCGCCGATGCCCTCGCCTACATCCAGCAGCTGGAGCGGGATAATGCATATTTCATGAGCATTGCACGAAACAGTTGCACCATGTGCAAGCATGCATTTGTCGATGAAAGCGATGAACCCTGTGCGTCTTGCATCAACGGGTGCAGAGATAAATGGGAGTGGCGCGGAGTGGAGGAGGAGCAAGAATGAAAACGAGCAATGAAATCATGAAATCTCTGCGGATTCATGGGCTATCTCCTCGCAGCGGTTGTGTCGGGTGCGCGTATCGAAACGGGAGCAAGATTCCCGGCACTTGCACGGCTCAGTTGCTCAAAGACACCATTATCTACATTAAACAATTGGAGCAGGAAAGGAACGCAGCGGTTGAGGACTTGGCGATAATCAGGGATTGCAAGGTGTGCGTACACTTCGGTCACAACGCATACGAAGAACCTTGCAGAAGCTGTGGCATCAGTCAACGCAATTGGATGTGGCGAAGAGTGGAGGAGGATGAAGCATGAGCGCAGGAATGCTTTACATTGGGTCGCTTGGTGACGATAACTTCGAGCCATTGGGTGAAACCGTGTGTTCTGAATTGACCGTTGTAGAGGAAGCAATGGATGCCTACGGCGCACATGATATCGTCACCACCGGGGAAGCGACTTTCGAAATGAAGCTGACGAAGAAACAGGTTGAGGACTTTTTTGAGTTCGTGTTCCACATCAAAGATCAAGTGCTTCGGATTATCCGCAACGAAGGGAATGCGCGAGTCTGTCACCTTGCCAAGCATGGTAAAAAGGCACGAACGCGCAAGAAGAACCTTCGCCGTGCGTTCAGGATTCTGGAAAGGGAGGGCTGACCATGCCGAACAAAGAGCTTTGGGAGCTGTTCGACACTATCACTTCTGCGTGGTATGGGAAGATGATGTACGGAGTGCAGTATGACGGCAGAGTGTACAGCCGCCATACGGGGCTGATTATGAGCTTTGAACAGGCTGTTGAAGAGTTCTGTGAAATCATTGGGGAGGGAATGTGACCATGCGACTGATTGACGCGGATGCGCTGAAGGAAGGGATTGCGTGTCATAAGCAATGGACGGATCAGGAGTACGAAACGGACAGGCAATGGGCTGTGGGGTATAACGCAGGGATTGATAGGGCTTTGTTTAGCATCACCTACGCCTCCACCATCGAAGCCGAGCCTGTGCGGCACGGGCGGTGGGTGCAGATTGAGGGATTTACCGCATGCAGTGAGTGTGGAGCAAGTCCCGCAGATTGGGAAGCGAAGCCGGACAATCCGCTGGGTGTGCCACCGTACTGCCACAGTTGCGGCGCGAAGATGGATAAGGAGGGTTGAACATGGCTTACAACAAATATGTGATCCGCGATGACGGCATGACAGCCGACACGGTGCGAAAACAGCTGCCCAAGGTTGGCGATAAGCTGTACAAGACAATGGATACAGGGCGTTCCTTTGGGCTTGGTGTCCCGCAACGCACCAAGTGCCGGGTGACCTACGTGAACACAGACCATCTGTGGTATGAAGTAGAATTCCCGTCTGGAATCAGACAAGGCTATAAGCCACTGTAATGGAGGATGCGAATGAAGGGAATCATGACTCTGGTCAGCATGGTGCTGATGTTGCTTGCGGTGTTCGTTTTTGTGGGGATTATGAGCGGAATGAATATGTGGGGCTGGATTGCTGCGTATTGGCTACTGGTGAGCTTCAAGTACGCGCTGGAGGTGAATACATGAAAAAGGTTTACACGGTGTTCATCGCTGTCTACAAGGGCAGCTGTATGTACCAGTGTGCGAAGTGTGGCACACGGCTGAAGAAGCACGAAATCGGGTTTGCCTGTCCGGGGTGCGGCAAGGAAGTGCTGTACGCAAGGGACGAGGTGTAAAGGAGGAAGAAGCCATTGGCTGATGTGAAGTGGATCAAGATCACAACGGATATCTTTGATGATGAGAAGATTCTGTTGATCGAGAGCCTGCCTGATGCGTATTCCATCATTGTTGTCTGGTTCAAGCTCCTGTGCCTTGCTGGCAAGCAGAACAACAGCGGCGTGTTCATCATGAACAACCAGATAGCATATACGGACAAGATGCTTGCAACCATCTTCCGCATGAAGGAAACGACAGTGCAGCTGGCTCTGCAAACTTTCCAGCAGTTTGGAATGGTTGAGATCGTTGACGGCGTTATCACCATTCCGAACTGGGGAAAGCATCAGAACTTGGATCAGCTTGAATCCAAGAAGCAGTATATGCGGAATTACATGAAGGAATACAGGGAGAAGCAGAAACTTCTTACTGGTAAATCTTCGTGTAAAACTAACTGTAAGGCTAATGTTAGCCAAGCAGATAAAGATATAGATAGAGATATAGAAAGAGAAGAAGATATAGATACTTATACAGTATCTAAAGATACTGTATGCCCCACTGATGTGAGACGCATTCTTGAAAAGTGGAATGAACTGGGCATCTCCCAGCTGAAATCCATCAACAGTGGGACGAACCGATACAACCTGCTGAAAAAGCGCATCAAGGATTACGGTGCGGATGCTGTGGTGGAAGCCATTGAACGAATCCGTCAGAGTGAGTTCTTGCTGGGGCAGAACAAGGATGGCTGGGTTGTTACGTTTGACTGGTTCATCAAGCCCAACAACTTTCTGAAGGTGTTTGAGGGGAACTATGACAAACGACAGCAAGCACCACAAACCACACATACAGGAGGGATGAAGCGTGGACAAACTGGCAACAGCGATCCCGGAGAAGCTGATGATGGACGCTATGGTGTGGTCTTCTGAACCTGAAAGCATCGAAGCCAAGGTTCAGAGACAGTCCGACAGCTACAACGCCATGCCGGGACATCTGAACGATGAAGACGGCTATGATTGCCCCATCTGCAAGAACAAAGGCATGGTGTCCTACGTGGGAGAACCTGATGCATTCGGATATCCCACAGAATACTACAAACCATGCAAGTGTTGCAAGGTCAGAAACGCCCTTCGCAGGCTGGCAAGGTCTGGCCTGCAGGATCTGACCAAGAAGTACACGCTGGAGCGATATGAAGCGCAGGACGCATGGCAGCAAGCCATCAAGCAGAAGGCTGTGGAGTTCTGTCAGGATACCAGTGGCGCATGGTTCTTCATTGGAGGGCAGAGCGGCGCAGGGAAGACCCACATCTGTACAGCCATTGCAGTCCAGCTGATCAGGCAGGGCAATGAGGTGCGATACATGGTCTGGCAGAATGAAGCCCCGCAAATCAAGGCCATGGTCAATGAGCCTGCACAGTATACTTCCATGCTGAAGGAACTGAAGGAAGCGGATGTGCTGTACATTGACGATCTGTTCAAGAATGGCAGGGGCTATGATGGGCAGTATCAGCCCCCAACGCCAGCAGATGTGAAACTGGCGTTTGAGATCATCAATTACAGGTACAACAACCCGCGCTTGGTGACCATCATCAGCTGTGAGAGAACCTTGCAGGAACTGAATGAATGGGATGAAGGCGTGGCAGGCAGGATCGGTGAGCGATCCAAGGAAGCAGGCTACTGCATCAGCCTGAAGAAGGACAAGGCAAAGAACTGGCGCATGAAGGGCGTTATGGAACTGTGAGAAAGGAAGGAAATACAAATGACTGATGTGAACATCAAGAGGAACGCTTCTGGTTACTACGATGAGACCCCCTACAAGGCTGTGTTCCGTGGAGCGCAGCCGGGGGAGATCTGGAAGACCACGCTGGGCAAGGAATACCTGATTGTTGCAAGCCACAACAGCAACATGTTCACTGCGCTTGCGCTGTATGACCAGTATAAACCTGACACCATTGAGGTCACCAGCCGACAGGTGATGTACACCAATCCCGCCATGATCCAGTATCTGTTCGGCAGCAACCTGACGGATTTTGTCAAGGAACTGCCCGAAGATGAGTTTGATGCAGTCGTGGACGCTGTGAGTGATGCGCTGTGCATCAATATCAAGGTCAACAAGGTGGAAGTGGATGACAGCGAGGTGGAAACGCTGAAAGAGATTGTGAAGAAGCAGAAGGAAGAGATGCAGAGCCTTCGCGCACAGCTGAATCAGAATGCGGATGAACTTCAGCTGGTTGCGAAGGAACGAGATCATTTCAAGGGACAAACTGAAACGCTGATGGCGGCCAGTGCGGCAAACAACGACATGGGTGGCATGTACCAGAAGATGTATTATGAAGTTCTGGACAGGCTGGTCATGATGGCGAAGGGGTGAGAGGGTGCTTGAAGCCAAGGAATACTTGCAACAGATCAGACGCTGTGACACGATCATCAACAGCAAACTGGCAGAGGTTGATGCCTTGTATGGCATGATCACCAGAATCACGCCAGTGCTGAAGGATGATGCCGGGGCTGGCGGTGGTGGTTCGCAGGACAAGATAGGCAATGCGCTGGCGAAGATCGTTGACCTGAAGAACGACATCAACCGAGATGTTGACAACTTCGTGGATTTGAAGCGGGAAGCAACGGCCTTGCTGGAAAAGCTGAAAAATCCTCAACACTACCAGATCCTGCACGGGCGATACATACTATACCAAACCTTTGAGCAGATCGCAGCTGACATGGGACGCACATACAGGTGGGTGTGCATCCTCCACGGCAGAGCGTTGCAGGCGTTCACAAAAGAGATGGAAGAGCAGAAGAAAGAATGAAGAATGGCACTGTGGTCAATCCACAGTGCCTTCGCTTGTGTTTCTTGGTACTCTGAACTGTTTTCTGTCGAATGCTGGCATGCTATTCCCGTTCGCTATCCGAACATGGAACAGTTCGCCATCATAGTGTGCAACAATTCCCCACTCACCGTGATACCAGCTGTTTTTATCAGTTATGAAAACACGCTTACCAATCAGGGGGTGCTTGATGGTATCAGTGCCTTCATCTTTTTCTTGCAGGAGCTTGGGTGGCTCTCCATCAAGCTGGCACGACCGAGCGTCCCGATTGATTGCTTCAGTGATGGCACGAAGGATGAAAGCCTGAACAGATTCACCACGTTCTTCTGCATGGGCTTGGATGGCTTCCTTCAGTCCAGACTCCTTTGTCATTCTGATGCGGATCTCATCCATCTTGGCAAGATACTTTTCTGCATACTTCTTGTTTGCGCTGTAGGTTGGCATGACATCCCCTCCTTGCTTACTATTATACCATATGCGGCACTATGGGAACATAGATAAAAAGGGAAAAAAGATTCCCTTTTGACATATTCAAATCTATGGGAACATAGTGTATAATAGATAATGTCAGGAGGGGAAACCCGAGTGATGGCGGTCACAGCCAGCAGTGACAGTTGCCCACGATCTCAACCGTGGGAAGCCCCAAAGCATAGAAGCCGCAGGTGGGACAAGCCACCGGGCATGGAGGTAGTCAGCATGTACGAAGTCGTTAAGGTTGTCAAGGGTCACGAGATCAAGCGCATGAAGGGAAGCCGTGGCTTCTACCATGTGGCTATCCGTGAAAACGTGTTCTGCAACTTCCGCACGATCAAGGCTGCTGAAGCCTTCATCGAAGCAACGTTCTAACATTGATAAGCCGAGCCGGGGCGGCACAAGACCCCGGCAGGAGGAAAGCATGGACACTGAAGCAATCACCAGAATGGAGACCTTCGCCAAGGAAGTGCTGAAACTGACCCCGGAACAGAGGGATGCATTTTTCCGGGATGCGGTCGAAAGCGGACTAATGACCGCAGACGAAGCGGAAGGGCTTGCATCCTATGTGTGCTACTTCCGTATGTTCACCGATGGCCGATATTATAACGCAGTAAGGCAGGCTGTTGGCGAGATGCTGTATCACACATTCAACACCAAGGGATAAAGAAGAAAGATCAACATTGCGCGGGGTGTATCCCCGCAGATTTTTTTTCAAAAAGGGGCGCAGTTCATAGAAATTCATATTGCATCTGTGATATTATTATACTGCGAAGAAAACCAAGCCTGACAGGATCATTCCTGTTGGGCTTTTTGCGTTGTCTTCAAAGGAGTGCAGGACTGGCGATGCCGGGCAGGGGCTGACCCTTTTATTGTGTGCCTGCGGGATTATCCTCCTTGCTGGTGGGGGCAGGGATGGAACGCAAACGCGAAGAAAGGAGTGGGAAACAATGCTGAATGATTTTGAAATGGTAACACATGAATTCAACAACCCAATTAGTATTTTTCCCATTTCTGATGTTCACTTTGGTGCGTTGGGACACATGGAAAGGGAATGGACAGCGTTCTGCAATCTGGTGCATCAGACACCAAACGCCTATATCATTCTTGGCGGTGACCTGATCAACAACAGCACCAAATCCAGCGTTGGTTCACCGTGGGATGATACTGTCAGGCCGAGAGAGCAGAAAACCCGTATGGTTGAATTCTTGATGCCTATCAAGGACAAGATTCTTTGCTGTGTCAGCGGCAACCATGAAGCGCGATCCCTGAAAGACGCTGATGATGATCCGACATATGATATCATGACGAAGCTGGATCTGGAGCATCTTTACAGGCAGAATATGTGCTTCATGAAGGTGTCACTTGGTCAAAGGCGTGACGATAAAACGCCAATCCAGTCCTATACATTCGCTGTCACGCATGGTGCTGGCGGTGGGATCTATACTGGTGCAACCGTCAACAGGAATGAACGGTTTGGCAATGTGATTGATGGTCTTGATTGCCTTGTGGTGGGTCACACGCACAAAGGAACGGTTTCCAAGCCTTCAAAGATCATCATTGACAGGAAGAACAGCAGCGTCACCATGTCGCATTATACGGTGATTAGTATGGTCAGCTGGATGAACTTTGGCGGGTATGCCATGAAGAAGATGCTCCTGCCTGCGCAAGTGGCAGAACCGCAGATGCTGAAGCTGTCCATGAGCCGAACGCACAAGAAGATTGAAGTTGTATGGTGATTGGCTGGCTGGGCAGAGAGAAAACACACGTGCAAGGAGCGCAGAACGTGAAGAAGTATGGAAAGGCCGGGGGTGGGATGATGTATCCCAAACAGAAACAGCACAAAGCTGCTTGCTTGAAGTGCTTTAAATGCGGGGCAGAACTGACCCCAGCAACGGCGTATTATTACGTTGACGGATGCAACTGCGCCATTACAGCCAACGCCCCGCCCCATTGCAGAGAATGCTATATTGCCACTTATGGCAGATGGTGATAGACAGCAACCGATGAAAGAAGGTGATGATTGTGGCAGAAATGACGGCAAAACAACGGAGATTCTGTGATGAATATCTGATTGACCTGAATGCCACGCAGGCTGCAATCAGAGCCGGGTACAGCAGTAAGTACGCAAACACCAACGTGTCCAAACTACTTCAGAATACTTCAATCAAGGAGTTTATCAAGAAACGCATGGATGAAAAAGAGAAGCAGCTGATTGCAGATCAGGATGAGGTGTTGAGATACCTGACATCTGTTCTTCGTGGTGAAAGCCAGTCCACGGAGATCGTGGTGGAGGGCGTTGGTGATGGATGCTCTGAAGCAAGAACCATGCAGAAAGAGCCATCCGAGAAGGACAGGCTGAAGGCTGCCGAACTGCTTGGCAAACGTTACAGCCTGTTCTCTGACAAGGTGGATGTGAACGGTGCGATCCCGGTTGTGATAACAGGGGATGATGCTCTTGCCGACTAAAGGCGTGAACAAGATCAGCCTGCCTGATGTTGTCGGGAAGGGTTACGGCACGTTCTGGCGGTTCAAAGGTCGATATAAGGTGTGTAAGGGTTCACGTGCATCCAAGAAAAGCAAGACGGCTGCCCTGTGGTTCATCGTCAACATGATGAAGTATCCGCTGGCCAACACGCTTGTTGTCAGAAAGACCTTCAGAACGCTGAAAGACAGCTGCTTCACAGAACTGAAGTGGGCAGTGCATCGTCTGGGTGTTGATTCGTGGTGGGATTTCAAGGAAAGCCCATTAGAAGCAACATACAAGCCAACAGGGCAGAAGATATACTTCAGAGGGCTGGATGATCCGCTGAAGGTCACATCCATCACGGTGGATGTTGGCGTTCTTTGCTGGGCGTGGCTTGAAGAAGCGTATGAAGTCATGAAGGAAGATGACTTCAATATGCTTGATGAATCCATCCGTGGCGGCATTCCAGAAGGATCTGGCCTGTTCAAACAGTGGACGATCACCTTCAACCCGTGGAATGAACACCACTGGTTGAAGAAACGCTTCTTTGACAATCCAGATGATGAAACACTTGCCATGACAACGAACTACATGTGCAATGAGTGGCTGGATGCCAAGGACATCAAGCTGTTTGAGGACATGAAGACACGCAACCCGCGCAGATATGCCGTTGCTGGTCTTGGCGGCTGGGGCATCGTGGACGGCCTTGTCTATGAGAACTGGAGAGAGCAGGAGTTCAACCCCAAAGCACCAGACTTCCTGAAGGCACATCCTTCCATGGTGTCTGCCTTTGGCCTTGACTTTGGTTATACGAACGATCCTTCTACGCTGTTTTGCGGTCTTTACGATAAAGACACGAAGCAGCTTTTTGTGTTTGATGAGATGTATGAAAAAGGCATGTCAAACAAAAGGATTGCGGATACAGTCAAGGACATGGGCTATGGCAAGGAACACATCACGGCTGACAGTGCTGAACCGAAGTCCATTGACGAACTGAAGAGCCTTGGCCTTCGCGTCAAGGCTGCGATGAAGGGCAAGGACAGCATTCAGAACGGCATCCAGTGGATTCAAGACCTTGAAATTGTCATCCATCCGCGCTGTGTGAACTTCATTACAGAGATCAGTAACTACACATGGGACACGGACAAGTTTGGCAACAAGCTGAACGTGCCGATTGATGATTTCAACCACTTGATGGATGCCATGCGCTATGCGCTTGAGAAGTACATCACCAACAAGAAGTGGCTTGCATGAGAACGTGAACAAGGACGGTGATACCAATGCTGACAGTACAGGAGATCAAGACCTTCATTGATAACGATGAAGCCAGCATCAGAAAGAAACGTGCCAGAGAAGGTCAGCGATATTACGAAGCAGAGCATGACATCAAGGGGCATCGAATCTTCTTCGTAAACGCAGAGGGCAAGCTGGAAGAAGACAAGACCAAGAGCAACATCAGGATCAGTCATCCGTTCTTTACGGAGATTGTTGACCAAGAAGTGCAGTACATGCTATCTGGCAAGGACGGCTTCATCAAGTCTGATGATGCCGACCTTCAGGAATATCTGGATGAATACTTCAATGAAAATGAAGACTTCATTGCAGAGCTTCACGAAGTCCTGACTGGCGCGATTGCGAAGGGCTTTGAATACGCCTACGCATACAAGAATGAAGACAAAAAGACCGCTTTCATGTGTGCCGATTCGCTGGGCGTGGTGGAGGTCAGAGCCAAGGACACCGATGACGGCTGTCAGTATGTGATTTACTGGTACGTTGACAGGATCGACAAGGACAGCAAGGTCATCAAGCGCATTGAAGTCTGGGACGATCAGCAGACTTGGTTCTACTGTCAGGTGGATGACGGTGAAATCACGCTGGATGATTCCAAAAAGCTGAACCCCAGACCGCACACCCTGTATCAGAAGAAGGGTGATAAGAAGATCTATTATCAGGGCTTTGGACGCATCCCCTTCTTCCCGCTTGATAACTGTAAGAAGCAGTTCAGCGGCCTGAAGCCCATCAAGGATCTGATTGACAACTATGACCTGATGGCGGTTGGTCTTGCCAATAATATTCAGGACACCAATGAAGCCCTGTATGTCGTGCATGGCTTCCAAGGTGACAATCTGGATGAACTGATGGCGAACATCAAAGCCAAGAAGCATATTGGCGTTGATGAGAACGGCAGCGTGGACATCAAGACCATTGACATCCCCGTGGAAGCACGGAAGGCCATGATGGAGATTGATGAACAGAATATCTATCGTTTCGGCATGGGGCTGAACACTGCCGGACTGAAGGATACTGCTGCTACCACCAACATTGCCATCAAGTCTGCCTATTCCCTGCTGGATCTGAAGACCAACAAGCTGGAGATCAGGCTGAAGCAGTTCCTGCGCAAACTGCTTGATGTGGTGCTGGCTGAAATCAACACCATGAACAAGACGGACTTCCACCAGAGTGATGTGTATTTCTGCTTTGAGCGTGAAGTGCCGACCAACGCGCTGGAGAATGCCCAGATTGAACTGACCGAAGCCCAGAAGCGTCAGGCTGAAATCAACACGATTCTGAACCTTCAGACCGTGATTGACGATGACACCCGCCTTCAGCTGATTGCGGAACAGCTTGATCTGGACTTCAATGACCTGAAGGACAAGCTGCCCGAAGATCCGCTGATGGCGGCACAGGGCATGCTCAATGATGTACAGCCAGAAGAAGTGCAGGCTGGTGAGGGTGATATGATTGCTTAAACAGCAGAAGGAAGTGCTTCAGCACCAGCTTGATGCAGAACGTGCTGTCATCAAGGAGCTTGAAAGACAGTACAGGCTTGCACTTGAAGATGTGAACATGGTCATCAGCATGTTGCTGACAGACGAACAGACACCCTCCAAGATTAACAGAATTGCCTATCAGAAACGTTTGAGAACGCAGCTGGAAGGCATCTTGGAGGGGCTGCACATCAATGAGTACAAGACTATCAACAAGTACCTGAAGAAGAGCTATACGGACGCATTCGTGGGTACTATGTACGATATGCACAAGCAGGGCATTCCACTTGTGATCCCCATTGACCAGAATGCAGCCGTGAAGGCAATCCAGCTGGACACCAAGCTGACAGAGCGCAAGGCTTACAAGAACCCGAACGACCCGGACGGCGAACATGTCACGCTGTATGAAAGCCTTGGCGTTGATGTCAGCAAGCTGAAGACCACCATTCGCCATGAGATCACCCGTGGTATTGCCAGCGGCATGGAAACCAAGGACATTGCCAGAAACATCAGCGAGGTTGCCAGAATCCCTCTGAACCGTGCCAAGACCATTGCCAGAACGGAAGCCCACAGAATCCAGCAGGCATCTTCGGAGGACGCACGGCAGGAAGCGAAGGCAAAGGGTGCTGATGTGGTGAAGCAGTGGGATGCCACGCTGGACGGCAGTGTGCGATCCTCCCACCGTGCGCTTGATGGTCAGATCAGGGAAGTGGAAGAGCCTTTCCAGTACGGCAACAAGACTGCCATGTATCCCGGTGACTTCGGCATTGCGGGAGAAGACTGCAATTGCAGGTGCATTGCGCTGACAAGAGCAAGGGCGGCACTGGATGAGGAAGAACTGGAGCAGCTGAAGAAGAGAGCCGAGTTCTTCAAGCTGGACAAGGCAGAAGACTTCAAAGAATTTGAGGGGAAATATCTGAAGGCGGCAGAACAGGTTAGCAACGAAGTGCAATTTGTCCCTGCAAAAAGCATCAAAGAAGCAGAAACATATGCAAAAAGTCATGGGGTCAAGTATGCTGATTACAGCAAACTGCCGCTTGAAACAGCAAACGCTTTGAACCAAGCCCTTACTACGCTGCCTGATGATGTGCGCCCTGTGTTCATGGGTGCGTCCAGTACGCTGGAGCAATACTGGGGCGGGAAGCTGCCGCGCGGAAGCAAGCAGTATTACGGCGTGACCATCGAAACACACGATGGAATCCATCTGGGCTATGGCAACGGCGTGGACTTTGAAACGGAAGGCTATATGGTGGGCATCAGCTCCAGCTATAAGACCGCCGACAAGATCACCAAAGCAAAAGAGGCAGAGCAGGCGCGGTACTATGACAGGCATGGGCGGAAGTGGTTTTACAACGTATCGGGCGAAACAACTGCCGCGCATGAAATGGGGCATGTATACGCGCATGTAAAGGGACTGCCCAAAGGCTTTGAAGAAGCAGCTGCCAGGTGGGCAAAGGAAGCGGAGTGCGATATGCTGAAAAAACCGTCCGAAGCATGGGCGGAAGCATGGGCGGCATATCATACGGGAAGCAATACTTTGCCGGACTATATCCAGGACTTCATCGCTCCTGTATCGGGAAACAAAAAGCCCGCAAAAGCCGCCAAACCCTTGAATAATCAAGGGGAAAGTGGTATAATGGTGGCGGAAGATATTGTGATTCCTCGGAGCGTCGGGGCAAAGGCTGCCAACTACAAAATTACCCTGCCAGACGATAGTTCAACATATCTGACGGAGGGGACAAGAATCACCAAAGTACAAGTGATAGCGGGCAAGGGAAGAGATAGAGGGATAGATGAATTGCCCGGATTGCTTAAAAAATATGGCGGATCTCCTGACGAGTGGCAAAAGAAAAAGGGCATCGGTTTTGTAGATTACAATGGAGAAAGCTACAAGGTCGAATTGCATTGGTATGAAGAACCGACTGCTGGAAAACATAAATGGAAGGTGAAGCCTGATGCAGCTGGAAACTGGTTCTTGGAAGATTAACCAGATGGTTAAAGTAAAATACATCGGAGAAGATGACCCGTTGTCCCTGCGGAATGGGAAGGTATATGATGCGCGTGTATTGCGCAAAAATTGGCTTGGCATTGTGGATGAGACCAACGAGGAATACGCATATCCGCCTGACATGTTTGAAAATGCAGAATAACAAAACAAAGCACCATTTTCATGGTGCTTTTTCTATGCCATCGAAAGGGGGCGATTCCCTTGCACGGGGAAGCCGGGGATCTTGATGGGTGAATAGTACAGGGAAATGAATACAAGCACAAGACGCAGCATGCATCACGCATGGCTGCGTTTTTCTATGCCAAGAAAGAAAGGAGAATGAATCATGATCAACTGGAAGGCAAAGCTGACTTCCCGCAAGCTGTGGGTTGCAGTGTCTGAATTTGTGGGTATGCTGATGATTGCCTTTGGCGTTGCGGAAGACACCGTGACGCAGGTTGTGTCCATCATCATGGCGGGTGCAGGCATGCTGGCGTACATCATTGCGGAGGGTCTGGTGGACGCAAAGGCGGCAGACACCATGCTCGTTGTGAATGAAGATCCCCCTGTAGGGGATGAGGTGGAATAATCCGAGGGCATAACAAACGAAGGGAGTGTGGTACACACATGGAGATTACGCAGTATTATCAGACGCAGAATCCATGCTATAAAGCCGGGAAGAGGATCACTCCTTCTGGCATTGTGGTACACAGCACGGGAGCGAATAACTCCTATATCAAGCGATATGTTGGCCCGGATGATGGAATTCTGGGCAAGAACAAATACAACAACCACTGGAACAAGAGCAGCGCAAACAAATGCGTCCATGCCTTCATTGGCCGGGTTGCAGATGGCAGTGTGAAGGTCTATCAGACTCTGCCGTGGGATTATCGCTGCTGGGGCGTTGGAAGTGGCAAGAAGGGAAGCCACAACAGCACACACATCCAGTTTGAAATATGTGAAGACGGCTTGACAAATGAAGAATACTACAATGCGGCGTTCAGTCTTGCAAAAGAACTGTGCGCTTTTTTGTGCAAGGAATACGGGATCAGCGTTGACAACGTAATTGGACATTACGAATCCGCAGCCATGGGATATGGCAGTAATCACGGTGACCCGCGCAACTGGCAGAAGAAGTTTGGGGACAGCATGGACAAGTTCAGGGCAGATGTTCGCGCACTGCTGGGACAGGTCGATGCAAGCACAACGGTATCCGCACCGACCAAAGAGCCTGAAAAGGAGACTGCCACAAACACAACCACGACAAAGCCAGCAAGCGGGGTGATCAATATGGGAACTCTGCGAAATGGCAACAGCGGCACACAGGTCAAAGTCCTTCAGTGGCTGCTGAACGAAAACGGCTATGGCGCTGGCAATGCGGACGGCATATACGGCAATAACACCCTGAAAGCCGTCAAAGCCTACCAGAAGGCCAAGGGGCTGACGGTGGATGGCATCGTTGGCAAGAACACTTGGGCAAAACTTCTTGCATAAGAGCCTGCGTCACATGGCGTGGGCTTTTATATATCCGTCTGGGAGGACGTAAAACATCCCCCGATCATTCGTGAAAAAACACGTAAAAATGGAAGGAAAGGGTTGGAACACATGAATATCAATGAAATTCTGCAAGCGAAGGGCATCACGGAAGATGTGATTCAGGCGATTCTGGATGAAATGAAGGCCAACAAGATCTTCACGGCATCCGAAGAGAACCTTGACATCCGCTATGGCAAGCTGAAGACCCAGCACGAAGGTGTGACGGAGCAGCTGAATCAAGCCAATGCGACCATTGCGGAGCTGCAGAAAGCCAACAAGGGCAATGCGGATCTTCAGCAGACGGTTGCCAACTATCAGGCGCAGCTGGCGCAGATGCAGGAAAGCATGAAGCAGACGAAGATTGACGCTGCTATCAAGGTTGGCCTGCTGTCCAGCGGTGCTGTCGATGTGGATTATCTGACCTTCAAGCTGAAGGAAAAGAAGAAGGCAGATGGCGAGGAAATTGTGCTTGATGATGCCGACAACATCAAGGGCTGGAATGACATGCTGGCAGGTCTGAAGACGCAGTGTCCCAACATGTTTGAAGCAGCTGGTGATGGCGGCTATCATGTGCTTGATCCGAACAAGCTCAAGCAGGGTGACCCCGGCGATGTTATCCCGACCAGAGAGAAGTTCCTTGGCATGAGCTATGAGGAACGGCTTGCTCTGAAGCAGAAGAACGAACAAGCTTATCAGAAACTTGCGAAATAAGAAAGGATGATTGATTATGGCACGTACTGGCCTGTTTGGCGGTTTTTACTTTGACGAGGAAGTCTTCACTGACATGATGCATGAAGCCGATTACTGGCGCAACCCTGTGCTGGCTTCCGGCATTGTCCGTCAGGACGCTTCCATCATGAATGCGATTGGTGCGCATGGCAATGTTGCCACCCTGCCCATCTACACCCCCCTGAACATCTTTGATTCTGGCATGGGTGCGCTGAACAACGATGGCAACACCAACAACACGCCTGTTGAGATCGCTGGCAACAAGCAGACTTGCATGCTGATCCAGCGCATGAAGGCGTTCAAGGCGAAGGACTTCACCAAGGAACTGACTGGTGCTGATCCTATGACCCAGATCAAGGGCAAGATTCAGGGCTACTACACGCAGGTGTGGGAGAACGAACTGATGAATATTGCCGATGCCGTTCTTGGCGTGGCTGGTCTGGCTGACCATATCACTGACCTGTCCATCACTTCTGGCACTGTGGCTGATGCCAACCTGATCAATGAGACTACTCTGATTGATGCGGAGCAGGCTGCGCTGGGTGACATGGCTGGCGGTCTGGGTCTGCTTGTCATGCACAGCCGTATCTTCGCCAACTACAAGAAGCTCCAGCGTGTGGAGTATGACAAGTATGTTGTCGGCGGTGCGATCAAGCAGGAAGTCACCCTGCCTACCATTGACGGCAAGCATGTGCTGGTGACTGACTACTACACTGTGGACACTTCTGTGGAAGGCTTCCCGGTGTACAAGACCTATCTGTTCGGTGAGGGTGCTTTCCTGTCCTGCGACAAGAAGAACTATGAGAACCAGTACAGCACCCAGTACGATCCCGAGACTTCTGCTGGTATCGACATGTTCTATACCAAGCAGGGCAAGGTGCTGCACCCCAACGGCCTGTCTCTGGCGGTTGACAACATCGCTGCTGAATCTCCGACCTTTGCGGAGCTTGGCACTGTTGGCAACTACGCCCTGAAGTTCAACCACAAGAACGTGAAGATGGGTCTGATCAAGTCCAACGGCTGATAAAAGAAGGAGGGGCTGAACATGAACAGATTTGTAATCGTTGATGGTCTGCCTTTCCTGCTTGCCAATGGCAAAACCTTTGCAGTCCGATGGGATGAAAAGGGGTTCACCGTGGGGACGGAAGTCAAGCTGGCTTCCGTCCCTGTGGTGACTTTCTCTGAACTTTCCATTAAGGCGAAGTGTGCCGGACATCTTGACAGTATTGGCAAGGAGCAGGAGGAAGACCTTTCCGAACAGCAGCAGGAGCAGGAGGAAGACCTTTCCGAAATGACGCTTGCTGAACTGAAGGAGTATGCCAAAGCCCACGGTGTTGTTCTTGGTGATGCGCGGAAGAAGGCTGACATCATTGAGACGATCAGAAACGCACAGGATGTGAACGCCAATGATTATGACGGTTGAGGAACTGCGCAAGCATATTACCACTGACAAGGATGATGCAATCCTTGAGATTACGCTGAAGGCTATTGAGCAGGCAGTCAGAGCATACACCAACAATACATTCACCGTTCGCTGCTTTGGTCGCAACGCCCAGATTGTTGGCAAGACCATGATTCTTGACAAGCCTGCGCCATACAAGCCCGGTGACACTGTGTATGTGGACGGTGATGTGAATAACGGGCTTTTCACGGTGGTTGCTGCAAATGGTGACACCATTACGGTCGAAGAGGAAACGCAGGACGAGAAGGATGTCTATGTGGCGAAGGTGGAGTACCCAACTGACATCATCATGGGCGTTGTCACGCTGATAAAGTGGGAACTGGATGCCCGTGAAAAGTCGTGGATTCAGTCCGAGACAGTGTCCCGCCATACCATCAACTACATCAACCTTGACGCATGGAATTCCGAGATGGGCTATCCGAGGACACTGATTGGCTTCCTGCAACCCTACATAAAGGCCAGATTCGGAAGGGGCATTGGCGTATGAGAGGGATTGGCGGCAACACCAAGGCAATGCTTCAAGTAAGGACGGCCACCATCAATGCGATTGGTGAAGATGTGGAAGCGTGGGCTGATGTGCAAGCTATCCGTGGCTGGCTTGACCTTTCTGCTGGCAATTCCACATATGACACCTACTATGCCAAGATTCAGGAATCCACGCACATCTTCATTGCTGACTATGTGGAGCTGGATGAGCGCATCAAGGCAGAAACAGCCAGAGCAGTCATCAATGGTGAGCAGTATGATATCATGCTGATTGACAATCCCATGGGCATGGGCAGCGGGTCACAGCTTGAAATCCATCTGAAGTACACTGGGGGTCAGTGACTATGGATGATGTGGAATTCAAAGACTTCAGCTTCAAGGTAAAGGCTGAAATCAATGACACTGTGCTTGCATGGCTGCGTACATGGTCTAAAGAGATTGCATCCCATGCCCAACGGAATTGTGCGATGAGAACTGAAGGACGATTGGGTGGAGAACTTGCAGGCTCGTATAAGGCCGAAGTGAACGAAGAAAAAGCAGAAGCAGTCATCGGAAGCCCACTGGAAGCTGCATTCTGGGAAGAATACGGCACTGGATCACATGCAGACAAATCGAAAAACGGTGGCAAGCCGGGACGCGAAGGCTGGTGGGTCTATGTGAAGGATGGAACGCACAGTTCGACTGACAGCAAAAAGTATGCCACAGAAGCAGAAGCGCAGGAAGTAGCAAAGTCTATGCAGGATGCTGGGATTGATGCATACGCAACGAACGGACGCGATCCCAACTACACACTGGAAAAAGCCTTCAAGTCAGTCAAGCCCAAAGCTATTGCTGACCTTGAAAAACAGCTGAAGGGGATGAATAGCAGATGACCATTGCAACGCTGAATTACATCAACAAGCTGATGCGGAGCATGGATATACATTACAGATTCATGCACTGGAAAGAGAAGCCACCCGATGATTACTATTTCACGGGTGAATACTTTGAGAATCCTTCCCTGACAAAGGAAGAGAACGGCAGGCATGACACCACCTTCATCCTTCGCGGATACACCCGTGATTCTTGGCTTCTTCTGGAGCAGACGAAGGAACGAATTGAAAAGAATTGTGGAAAGACAGTAATCCTGAACGATGGCACAGGGATTGCTATTTTTTATGATTCTGCAACGATTGTCCCCACTGGTGACAACAGTATGAAAAGCATCAAGATCAATCTGACAATTCAAGAATGGAAGGTGAATTGATGATTCAAAGCGGCATTACGACTGACACCCCGAAACGGCTTTTGTTTGGTGCTGGCGTGTACTTCGCTGGCGTTCCGTACAGTGAGACGGTTGCCCCGACTGAAGAAGCCATCCGTGCTGCCATCATTGGTGCAACGCAGGAAGGCGGCGTATTGACCATCACGCCTGAATACTACATCCCGCCCATTGACGGTGCGCTTGTTCCTCTTAAGGAGCTTCGGCGCAAGGTTGGTGAGGTTGCGCAGATGGAAGTGTCCTTTGCTGAACTGACTGCTGATCTGCTGGCCAAGATGGTGGTTGGCAAAGTGTCTGAAAGCACTGACGGCAACTATGATGTGGTGACATCCTCTTCTTTGGGTGCTGGGCATTTTTATGAGGGCTTTGGCTACTATGGCAACCTGCTGGATGGCAGGGATGTCATCGCCATGTTCAAGAATGCGATCTGCACCAGTGGCTTCACGACTGAACCCAAGAACAAGGAAAATGCTGTGTTCAAGGGTACTTTTGAATGCCAGTCTGACATCACCTATGGCACGACCCGCCTGCCCTATGCCATTTTCATTCGCAAGCAGGAGGGCTGGGTGGCAGCCACGGAAGATGACCTTGCTGCGTGAGGGGGCATGACAGATGAGTGAAATGAACGCAAAGCCGTACACCCTGCGCAGGCTGACGGACGAAGACATGTGGCCTGTGCTGGAGATTCTGGGCAAGGTGATTCCTGATGACCTTGCACCTGTCTTCAGGCAGCTGATGGCAAAGGAAAAGTCCATTGACGAAGCTGGCAGTGTGGTGGCTGTTCGTCTGGTTGGAGCAATCCTGAAGAACATGCCCAAGATCCACAATGAGGTGTACAGTTTCCTGTCCTCTGTGTCTGGCATTGCACCAGATGAGATCAGACACATGGAATTCGGCACTACACCCAAGATGATCTGGGACATCATCGAAGCGGAAAAGAACGTAAATTTTTTCGTGGCTGTGTCCAGATATCTCTGATTGGCGAAGTGAAGTTCTTTGATATGCTGTATCGCGCTTACAGCAACCCCATGGAACTGATTCGGAGATACATCAGTCAGGGGCGGTTTGACACATTCGTGGAAGGTTTCCTTGCGGCAGAAGATGAACGCAAGAAGGCTGAAGCCGACAAGGAAAACGATTGGATGTTGTGGATTGCCTATGTACACAGCGATACAGACTTGGGCTTCGGTGAATATAAGAAGCGCGTGATGGGGCAAACCCCAGAAGAAGAAAAGAAAAGCGATGCAGAATTGACGGAGGAAGGCATCCAGTCGATTCTGAACAGGCTTTTCCCGGCATGACCCATTCCCCCCGGAATGATAGGCTCTTGAAAGGGCTGGATTGCCGTGGATTTATTCAAGCTGCTTGGCAAGATTGCCATTGAAAATGAAGAAGCCATGGCTGCCCTTGATGAAACAAGCCAGAAAGCAGAGGACACCAGCAACAAGACACAGAACGCCTTCGGGAAAATCGGCACAGTAGCCGGGACGATAGGCAAGGCTGTACTTGGTGCTGGCATTGCTTTGGGCGGTGCATGGGTGGCAGCCATTGAAGGCACAAGAGAATATAGAACGCACCTTGGAATGCTGGACACAGCGTTCCAGATGTCTGGACTGTCTGCGGGAACGGCACGGCAGACCTATTCTGACCTGAATGCTGTCCTTGGTGACAGCGGACAGGCAACAGAAGCGGCGCAACAGCTGGCACACCTTGCAGACAATGAAGAAGAGCTTTCCACACTCACCAACATCCTCACAGGTGTCTATGCGACCTTTGGCGAGTCGTTGCCCATCGAAGGATTGGCAGAGGGCATCAACCATTCTGCCAAACTGGGCGAGGTGCAGGGATCTCTTGCAGATGCGCTGGAATGGAGCGGCATCACGGTTGAGGACTTCAATAAAAAACTGGAGTCCTGTTCGACAGAGCAGGAACGGCAAGACCTGATTGTCAAGACACTGAATGACACATACGCCAAAGCTGGAACGCAGTACAAGGAAACCAACAAGGATGTCCTTGCAGCCAACAAAGCACAGGAAAAGCTGACCCATGCCTTCTCTGAACTGGGGCGTGTGGGTGAGCCTATTCTGACCGCCATCAAGACGAAGGTGGCAGAGATGGTGACAGCTGCCGTACCACACATTCAGAATTTTGTCAACAAGGTCAAAGATCTGAAGAAGTGGATCAAGGACAACCAGAACACCATCAACACGTGGAAGGCAGTGATTGTCGGCACTACGGCAAGCATTGTGTCCTTTGTGCTGATCCTGAAGTGGGGCGCAATCATGTCCGCTGCATCCAAGGCAATCAAGGGCGTGACGCTGGCTGTGAAGGCTTTGAACCTTGCCATGAAGGCGAACATCATTGGCTTGATTATCAGCCTTGTGATTGGCCTTGTGGCTGCGTTCGTGACGCTTTGGAAGAACAACGAGCAATTCCGCGCATTCTGGATCAACTTGTGGAACAAAATCAAGTCTGCCTGCGGAACTGCGGTTGGCTGGATCAAGAACAAGTTCAATGACTTGAAGTCTGCGCTGAAAGTGGTGAAGACCACATTCGGCAATATCCAGAAGACAATCTCCGACAAGCTGAATTCAGCACGTGACAAGGTGAAGAGCGTGATTGACAAAATCAAGGGCTTCTTCAACACCACGCTGAAGTTCAAGGGCTTGAAGATGCCTTCCATCAAGCTGACCATGACCAAAGGGTCTGGTCTGATGGCGAAGGCTGCGGACTTGCTTGGGCTGTCTGGTGTGCCGAAGTTCAGCGTGAAGTGGAATGCAGAGGGCGCGGTTTTGAAACGCCCGACCATCTTTGGCATGGATGCCAATGGACAACTGCAAGGCGGCGGTGAAGCTGGAACGGAAGCTGTTGCGCCCATTGAAACCTTGCAGACATACATTCGTCAGGCGGTCAAGGCAGAGGATGAAGCCATCATCAGAACGCTGATTGAGCAGAACAGACTGCTGATGGACTTCCTTGCAAGAATCATGCCAAGTCAAGTCACGCTTGACTCTGGTGCGCTTGTGGGTACATTGACCCCGGCGATTGACATAAGACTTGCAGACAGATGGAATCATGCGGCACGTGGCAACACGAGATAAAGGGGCGTGGACAGATGGCAAGAGATCCCCCCGCAAGGGAACAATAGCACCACAGCACCACGGAAACAAAATACACCCCGAAATGATAGGAGAGATGAATATATGATGACTGGACTTACCCCCCAGACCTTTGAACGCCTGCAGCTGAATGCGGGTGTTTTTCTTACCAACTTTGAGTATTCCAGTGCGACTGATGCGAATGCACTGAAGGAAATGGTTGTGGCGGCCATTGAGAATGGCGAGAATTGCCTTGGCGCAACCCGTGGTGGTGGCAGCTTTGAATGCACTCCTGAAACCCGCACCGTTGAAGCGGACGGTATGCGATATGCATATGTTGGTTCGACCATCAATGATGTCTGGAAGGTCGTTCTGAAAACCACGCTGATTGAAACCACCCCTGCCAACTTCGCAAAGGCACTGATGTGTGCGGATGTTACTGTGAATGGCAATGTGACCACCGTCCGTGTTCGTACCAGCATTGACGAAGGTGACTATATTCCGTCTCTGTGTTGGATTGGTGAAACCAGCAGGGGACTGGTGCTGATCAAACTGGATAATGCGCTGAATATGACTGGTGCGACCTTCACGTTCGCGGATAAGGGTGAAGGCACTCTTCCTGTTGAATTCCAGGCACATCAGGCCGACCTTGAGAATCAGGAATACGCCCCCTTTGAGATCGTGTTCTTTGACGAAGCGGCTGAATAAATGACAAAACAAGGAGGACGAAAAAATGAAGATTTCTGAAATGCATGGCATTGATGCACTTACACTGCTGTGTGACATTTCTGTGCCTGCTGCACGGGTGATGCAAGATCCTATGATGGCACAGGCTTTGAAAGACATGGGCAAGCTGGACATCCTCCATACGCCCAAGGTCATGCTGTATGCGCAGATAATGACTATTTTTGAACCTGTGCTTCGCGCCCACATGGATGATGTGGTGCAGATTGCAGCTGCTCTGACTGGCAAGACTGTTGGGGATGTGCGCAAGCAACCCCTTCCTGTCACTATCAGAGAGGTGCGTTCAGTGTGGGATAAGGATTTGCGTGATTTTTTTTCGTCCTCCGGCGATACGGCTCACGCCGAGTGATGGCAGTTCTGTACTCCTACGGAATGCCGCCAAGCATACAAGCATTGGCGGCATTCCTTGAGGAGCAGGAGCGGAGCGAAGCACGTGAGATCTATACGGGCAACATGATTTGGACACTGTTGCGTGTTGTGGGAAAGAACATCCAGATTCCTTCGCTTTCAGAACTGATGCACGAAGAGTATGTGCAGGATCATCGCACGGGGCATGAGATCATGCAGGACTTGATCGTGAAGCTGAAAAGGTGAGGTGATGGCGTATGTCGGTGGATGTGTTCAAGATCAAAGGCAAAGTTGAGCTTGATACGGAAGACTTTGTTGAAGATGTTGATAATGCTGTCGATAAAGGCAAAGAACTGCATAAAGTATTAAGCGGGAATGGAAGATCGGAAAGCTGGCTCACTACGTTTTCCAGCGGTTTGAATATTGTCAAAACGGTTGGTGGTGCTGCAGTAAACACGATTCAAGGGCTTGCATCTGCTGGCTTGTCGTTGGTGGAGACGGCCGCAAGCATGAAGGCATTGGATGAAGGTCTGACGGCATCATTTGCCAACATGGGCAACGCTGCAAATGAAGCCTTCGCACGTGTGGGCAATGCGAACAACATAGCTGTTAGACGCTTGCAGGAAAGTGGCTTGGGGTTCTTCCGACAGTTCACAAGTGCTGGAATGGATGAAGCCGAAGCACTGGAGAAAATGGAGCTTGCGTTAGGGTATGCCGCTGATGCTGCTGCCGCTTATGATATTTCGATTGAAGAAGCGTCTTCCATGATGCGTTCCTTCGTTCGTGGCAATGTGGAAGCTGGTGAAGCTATTGGTTTGTTCATTAACCAAGCCAAACGCGATGAACTGGCTGGCACAATGTTTGACGGTAAAAAGTGGGAAGACCTGACAGAAGCGCAACGGCAATACCTGCTGTTGAATGTTGCGGGACAAGCCTATAAGGATTCCAAAGTTCTTGGTCAGGGTGCGCGAGAAGCCGAAAACTGGACAAACGTGGTGGGCAATCTTGCATCTGCTTGGAAGGATGCACAAGCCATCATGGGCGAAGAAATCATGATTGCGCTGACACCTGCCTTGCAGGATCTGACAAAGTGGATCGAAGATAACCCAGAAATATTTGAGAGTCTTGGTGAAATATTCGGTGAGGTAGCCACTGCGCTGGTTGATGCGTTCAAGTCACTGCTTACGTTTATTGATGAACATGGAGATGATATCACAGCGTTCCTTGAGAAACTTGAGAAGGTTTTCAGCGGTGAAATGAGCATTTGGTCTCTCTTTTCCAAAGAACCGCGCACCAACTGGGAGGAGACATCTGGGGCAGACCTGCACACAGATCTTTCAGCAGCAGCTGCGCTTATGGGTGGGACTTATGACGGGGATAGTCTTCCTGTCCCTGTACATGCCGTTTCCGATGATGGTGGCAGTGGCTTGCAAAACGAACTAAACAACGCTGGGCTTACTGCCCCTGTTGAAGTCCAATGGTGGAATCCGTTATCGTGGTTTGGAAGTACGCCAAACGCCAAGGGCTTGGAGTATGTCCCCTATGATAACTATGTCACCCGTCTGCATCGTGGTGAATCCATCCTGAATCGCGTAGAAGCGGAGGACTGGAGATCGGCACAGCGTGGTGGCAATATGGGCGCAGACCCTGCTGCCATTGGAGCAGCTGTCAAGGCGGCATTGGCTGGTGTAGCTATCACCATGGACGGTCGCAGTGTTGGAACACTTGTCACGCCTTATGTGAGCAAGGCACAATACAAAGAAACGTGGAAACGGAGGTGATGCGGTATGATTACGCGATACAGTGCGTGGATTAACAATATTGGCTTGCAAGATATTGATGACAGCATCTACATCGTTGACATCGTTGAGCGCGACCCAGATGAAGAAATCATCAAGGCTGAACGCAGTATGAGCGGCGGTACACGATTCATTCGGGTAAACAGGCACAGCCTGTCCGTTGTAATTCGGTTTGCAATCCGTGAGCGCAATCCAGCGCGGCGTTCTGATATTGTTTCCCGTATCCGTGGCTGGGCGCGTAAGGGTTATCTTACCACATCGGACAAGCCGGGGAAAAGACTGTATGTGGTCTGTGAATATCAGCCGATGCTTGATAGTGCCTTGCGTTGGCACGAAACGCTTGAACTGACGCTGACTGCGTATGATGTGCCGTGGTGGGAGGATGAACGCATGGACAGCGGGGTGGCTGAATCTGTCCTCAGTGCCACCAACGAAGGACAAATGGCGGTATGCTATCTGTCCAACGCAGGGAATGCTCCTGCGCCGACCAGCGTAGAGGTGACCGCCAAGGGGGACATTGACACGCTTCGCATCTACGTAGACGAGCAGAACCGCATGAAATTTGAAAATCTGGATATGCATGACGGTGATGTGTTTACGCTGACTTATGACGAGCGAGGACTGGCATCCTACAAGGTCAACGGTATCAGCGTGATGGATAAGAGAACGGGCAACAGTCAGGACAACGTGATGCTTTCACCGGGGCGTGGATATGTGCTTGTGCAATGGTGCGAATCTCCCTTTAAGGTACGGGCATCTGTGAGGGGGCGGTGGCTATGATGACTGTTCGCATGCCACGCCTTCTGAACCCGGACGGGGATGAAGCGTTGCGTCTCAATCCATCTGCGTTGAGCGTGGCAGAATCGCTGTGGACGCTGTCCACTGCCAACATGACGCTGCCAGATGGAGAACCAACACTTCGTGTGCGAGATTTGGTGGAGCTATTTGGTACAAGTGGCAGCTTTGGCTTTTTTCGTGTGTCTTCCACCACCACGTTGCCGGGGGAATCTCAACTGGTTGACTTGGAACACACCTTCGCTGTGTTGGATGATGATGTGACGGAAGCAGACAAGACGCTGTCAGGCACTATGCGGGACATCTTAACTGCTATCCTTGGCTATCAGTATCTCCAACGCTGGCAACTTGGCGATGTTGAATGCACCACCAGTGGGCTGGAACTCAAGGTGGATCGAATCACGCTTCGTGATGCTCTTGTGGCCGCTGTGAAGCTGGTGGATGATTACGGCATCTTTTTTGAACAGACCGACAAGATATGGAAAATCCATGTGCGCAAGTTGGCAACCACGCCGACATGCGAATGTAGGTTAAGCAGGAATGCTGCCAATGTTGAACTTGAAATTGATGACCATGACTTGTGTACACGTGTGGTGGCTGATGAACTCCCCGGAGGGTCACTGCAAGTCGAAGAAACTGAATGGGGCATGGTGACGCATGCATTGAGCATCCCCGCGGGGGCAAGCGATGCACAGGCACTCAAGTATGCGCAGGCGTACCTGCGTGAACATCAAGAGCCATCAGTCTCCATCCGTATTGACGCTGTGGAACTGGCTGCGCTGACCGGGGAAAAATGGGATTCTTTCACACTTGGCGGTATGTGCCGTGCCGCGCTCCCAGATTGGGGGCTTACGCAGGACAAACGCATCACGACCATGGATCATGTAGACCTGCTGGGCGCACCAACCAAAGTGCGCTTGGAACTTGCAAAGCCTGAAAGACGCATCGAGGAGATTTCCGCAAGCAATCGCCGTGGATCTGGCGGGGCGAATCGAAAAGCCACAGAAGCGGAAAAGGGTCTGATCCTTTATGATGCGCGTATTGGTTTGATTACAGATGACCTTGTGTCTGCTATGGTGCGACTTGATGCTGCTGAAGCGTCAATTTTGCTCAAGGTCGAAAAAGATGGCATTATTTCTGCAATCAATGTGTCTCCCGAAGCAATTACAATCGAAGCAAGCAAGGTCAACCTGAAGGGATATGTGACAGCAAGCCAGTTGCAAGCAGAGATCGCAAGTATCAATACAGCCATATCTACCAAGATCGTCACCAGTTCACTTTCTTCGGCAACGGTGGAATGCACCAAGCTTTTTGTTGATGACGCAGAGATGAAGCCGAGAACTATCAGATACACCGATGCTGACGGTAATGCGGCATCCATGGTTGTGCTGGTTGCATAAGGAGGGATGGACATGGATCAAGTGACGATTGTTGCAAGCGTAATTTTTGCGCTGAATAAAGTGGAGGTCAAGGGCAAGGAGAACCTGAACGGTCTGCTTGCCTGCATCCAGACGCTTGAAAAACTGAAAAATGCCATGGAGCAAGAGGTGACGAAGAATGCAGCTGAAAACCAGTAATGGGAATGCATACACCGTCCATTGGGCGGCTGTGGCAAGCACGGGCTTTCTGCTCTTCCAGATGGATGATGCGCGTCTTCTGTCTGTGATCGCACCAGAGTTTGAAGGGCTGGAATGGCTCAAACGCGAGGATAAAAACGAAGGGGACAAGCTCTTTGAGGGCTTTTCTGTGCTGGACAGCATCAAGCGCATTGAACCCGGTGCTGTACTCTTGTCCTTGGGGAAAGGAGAATAAGCCATGTTTGAATTCAACTGCAAGGTTGATCTTGCGCGTGGTGTACAGAAGACGATTATTCGTCAGGTACTGGCAACCGAGGACAACCTTGCACACACTTTCCATATTGCCTGCACCCGGAACGGCGCAGAGGAAGACCTGACTGGGGCATCCGTCAGCGGCTACTTCATCCGCGCTGATGGTGTGACGGCTTCCCTTGTGGGCAGTGTCATCGGGAACATTGCTTCCGTTACGCTGAACAACTCCTGTTACAAGACGGAAGGGCGTTGCCATCTGATTGTCAAACTGACGAAGGATGGCACGGTGTCCACAATCTTCTGGGGCGAGGGCTGCGTGTCCCTGTCCCAGACCAGCACCATCATTGATGATGGTGAAATCACGCTGTCCCTTGATGAACTGCTTGCCAAGATCACGGAATATGAATCCCGAATCACGGTGGCTGAAAGTCAAGCAATGGCAAGCGCAACGGCGGCCGCCAATGCAGAAGCAAGCGCAACGGCATCCGCTGAAGCGGCTGTGGAAGCTGGAAACAATGCGGTCGCGGTGAAGGAAGCCTGTGAATCTGCGACTGTGGCAGCCAATGAAGCGGCTGAAAGAGCGAATTCAGCTGCGGACAGTTCTGCTGTACTGAAGCGAGTGGAAGCAGTTGAAGAGCAGGTTGCGGAGAACACTGAAGCGATTGCCAACAAGGCAGATGCATCTGCTGTCAAGCCCACTCTGCTGTGGTCTGGCACGGACGGTGCAGGATGGGCAAGCGGGAACATCACAGTTGCAGGCATTGGGGACTGGCAAGTTCTGCGCGTTGTGACGGGTGTTGGCAGTGTGCTGGCATTCAAGGGTGCGCAAGCTACACAGGGTATTGGCGTGAATTGCAACGAGAGTGGCAATCATCGCACTATCGCTGTGCGCTACACGGTCAGCGGCGATGTTTGTACACTGTCCACGGCGCACTATATCAACCACTCCAACAATGGGCAGCACGGTGCAAGAACGGACACTGAAATCACGGAAATCTATGGCTTGATGAAAGGATGAGCGCAATGGTATACATCAAGATTGATGCGGAAGGCAGGCTCACTGCTGTTGCAGGTCATGGCTTCCATTGCGGGGAAGGCGAGATTGCCATTGGCCTGCCTGATGACTTTGCTCCCCCGGCGCGGGACTGGGTGCTGAAGGATGGTGTACTTGTGCATGATCCTCTGCCTAAAGAGGAAGCACCCGTGGATCAGATGGAAGTCCTCAAGCAAGAGAACACCATTCTGAAGGCACAGGTGCAGGCTCTGTCTGACCGGGGTGAATTCATTGAGGACTGTATTGCAGAGATGGCAACGGTGGTTTACGGTGGCTGATCTCTGGTGCAGAATATGGATTGCATTGAGTATTTTGAAAGGAGACGAATTCATGATGGCGATGTTTTTTGCACAGCGTGTGATCCTTGGGAAGACCACCTTTGCGAACGTTCCTGCTGCGCTGAAGGCGCAGGTGAAGGAACTGCTTGAAGAGAGCGGTCTGGGCGAACTGGCGCAGGAATAACGGGGGTGATGCGATGGAGGGAGTTTGGTTCGGGAACTTGCACTCTTATGACGATCTTGACCTTCTTCTTGTATCCAAGGAGATAGGATCACCACCCGTCAAGCAGAAAAAGACCGACATTGATGGCGCAGACAGTGCCATTGACTGGACTGACTTCTTTGGCGAACCGAAATATGAGGATGTCACGCACAAACTTGGCTTCGTGACGATTGTTCCCCAGACCGACTTCCTGACGCAATACTCCAAAGTGAAGAATGCCCTGCATGGGAAAAAGGAGAGGGTCATCTTTGAAGGTGACCCTCTCTACTATTACAATGCGCGGCTGTTTGTATCCAAGTTTACAAACGAAAAGGGCGTTGGCAATATCAGCGTTGAATGCGACTGTGAACCGTACAAGTACAAGGTGGAGAAAACCGCTGTGACACAGGCTGTTACAGGCACACAGACCATCACCTTGACAAATGGACGGAAACGTGCTGTGCCGGAAGTGACCATTGCCACGGATGCCACCATGCGGATTGAATACCAAGGTGTGAACATCTGGGATCTGGGCAGTGGTTCTTTCACGCTGCCTGAACTGGAACTGGTGCAGGGTGACAATGCGGTCACGGTGACTGGCACTGGTACAATCACCTTTACATGGCAGGAAGGTGATCTGTGATGTACAGGGTCTATGCAGACAACCAGCTGATCTATCACAGCAAACTGGAGAGCATGCCCATCTTTGGCGCAACGGCTGAACTGGAGCAGAACAAGACAGGATCGTTCGCCTTCACAGTGCTTGCCAACCATCCACGCTTCCATCTGCTGAACAGGATGAAGCCCATCATCACGGTGTATCAGGGTGATTACCTGATGTTCCGTGGCAGAATCCTTGATGAGAAGATTGGTTGGCACAACGAGAAGCAGATATCCTGCGAGGGAGACCTGGCCTTCCTGCTTGACAGCATCCTGCGTCCTTTTTCGTTCGCTGGAACGCCTGCAGAGTTCTTGGCCTATGTGCTGGAACTGCACAACGCGCAGGTTAATGCCAGCAAGCGTTTTGCGGTGGGCAACGTGACCGTGGAGGGCTATCTGACCCATGACACGGAAGAATACACCACCACAAAAGAAACGCTTCAGAAAGCCCTTTTAGACCCGCTGGGAGGGTTCTTCCAGACACGCTTCCAAGATGGGCAAGCCTACATAGATTACCTTGCGACCAGCACACTGCTTGCCCCACAGACCATTGAGTTCGGCAAGAACCTGCTCACACTGGAGCGGATCAGGAATGGGGCAGACATTGCAACAGTCATCGTCCCTCTTGGCGAAAAGCTGAAGGATGAGGAAGGCAATGACACGGGCAAGCGGCTGACGATTGAAGCCGTCAATGGCGGTGCAGACTTCGTACAGGATGAGGATGCCATAGCACAATATGGCATCATTGTCAAATCAGTCATTTTTGAGGGTGTGACAGACCCGGAAGAACTGAAGCAGAAGGGGCAAGCACATCTTGCGAATTCTGTCAAGTTGCCTGACACCATTGAACTGACAGCGGCTGATCTGGCTGCTGCCGGGGTGGACATCACATCCTTCCACCTGAACACCATGGTCAGGGTCATCAGCAAACCACACGGCATTGACCAGCTGTTCACGGTGACAAAGCTGTCCATTGATCTGTTTGACCCGGCATCCAACAAGCTGACGCTTGGCGGGGTCATAGAGGGCTTCAGCGGGGCTGTACAGGGGCTTGCGAACCAGCAACAGCAAATCCTTCAGACGGTTGAGCAGACCGCCACAAGGGCATCAGAAGCCGTTTATAACGTGGAGCAGAACCTGCTGGCATCCATGCAGGTCACGGCTGACAACATCCAGTCTGTGGTGGCAGAGAACTACTATCTGAAGGAAGACACGGATGCGCTGGTTTCCTCTGTCAGCACCGAAATAGAGCAGACCAAGAACAGCTTCGAGATCCAGTTCACCCAGTTCACCCAAGATATTGAAGCTGTGGCAACTGGCACAGATGCAGAGTTTGAGGAAATCCGCAAGTACATTCGCTTTGTGGATGGCAAGATTCTGCTTGGCGAAGTGGGGAATGAACTGGAGCTTCAGATTGCCAACGACAGGATCAGCTTTCTGCAAGATGGTGCAGAAGTGGCGTACTTCAGCAACAGAAGGCTGTATGTGACGGACGCACAGATTCTGCACAGCTTGCAGCTGGGAAACTTTGCGTGGATGCCCAGAACAAACGGCAACCTGTCCTTCAAGAAAACATAACGGAATGATAGGCTTTCTGACCCTGATTGAAAGGGGGCAGAAGCATGGCGGCATCTGGTACGATACAACAAGCTATACGGACGGGATACAGGCTTCAGATTGCATGGACGGTGGACAGCCAATCTGTTGCCAACAACACTTCTTCTGTGACCGCCAAGGTGCAGCTGGTGTCAACAGGATCGTCCTACACCATCAATTCCAGTGCAAGCAAGTCTGGCAGTCTGACGATCAACGGCACGAAGTACACCTTCACGTTCACAGCAGCCTTGTCTGGTAACCAAACGAAGACCATCTACACCAAGACGGTCACGGTTGCTCATAGTTCGGACGGCACAAAGACCTGTTCCTTCTCTGCAACAGCTGGCATCAATGTCACACTGTCTGGCACATATTACGGCAATGTCACGGCATCTGGGTCTGGCACGTTCAACACGATAGCAAGAGCGTCCAGCATCAGCAGTGTGACATCTTCCGTCAGTGTGAACGGCACGAATGCCTGCACCGTGAACATCAGCAGGAAGGCAAGCAGTTTCACGCACACGGTTGTGTTCAGCTTTGGGACATACAGCAAGACCACCACAGGCGTGGGGACAAGCACCAGCTACGCCATCCCAACCAGCTGGCTGAACGCGATCCCGAACGCCACCAGTGGCACAGCAAAGGTGACGGTCACCACCTATTCAGGCAGTACGAAGATAGGTTCTGCTGTGTCGAAGAACTTCACGCTGACTGTCCCTGCATCAGTCGTTCCCACCTTTTCCAGCGTGGCCGTGGCTGACACCACCACCAACCAGACCACGTTCGGCAATATGGTGCAAGGCAAGTCCAAACCAAAGTTCACCATCACGGCGGCAGGGGCTTTGAGTTCCACTATCAAAGCATACAAGACCGTCTTTGAGGGCAAAACCTACACAGGAGCAACACCCACGGCATCTGCCATCACGGGGAGCGGATCGGTGACAGCCACCATCACCATCACGGACAGTCGCGGACGGACTGCCAGCACCACAAAAAGCTGGACGGTGGTGGCATATGCTGCACCCAAGATCGTCAGCTTCCAAGGCGTTCGGTGCTTGGCTGATGGAACGGAAAACTATGATGGCACGTATGCCAAGCTGACGGTGAACTACAGCATATCCCCCGTAAACAACAAAAACACGGGAAGCTATGCCCTTGAATACAAGCTCCAATCTGCTACAGCATGGACTGCCTTGACAAGCGGCACGAACTATGCTTTGAACGCCACCATCATCAGTGACAAGGGCTTCCTGTCCGTTGACAACAGCTATGATGTGCGTCTGTCCATCACAGACAGCTTCGGCACTGTGCGATCCATAACGGAGATCCCAACAGCCTTCACGCTGCTGGACTTCAATGCAGGCGGCAGGGCTTTGGCGTTTGGGAAAGTGTCTGAGAAAAGTGAAGGCGTGGAGTTCGGACTTCCTGCCTTCTTCAGCCATGCAGAATGCCCCGGTTCGCCTACTTATCTTCAAGGTGGGCAGGATCTCAACAATATCCTTGAGCCGGGGTTCTACGCCATCCCGAACACGGCTACAAGTGCCACATTGCTCAACAAGCCATGGACAAGCACAGCAACAGGCGGTCTGTATGTCATGGTGGAAGGTGATGGCATGGGCAAGATTCAGATTGCACACAATCTGTCGAAGACGGACGGGTGCATCTATGAGCGCAGCTATTACCAAAGCACATGGGGCGAATGGCACACGGTTTACAATGGCGGGGCGAAAATCCTGTGGACTGGCGGGTATTACATGACAGCCGCCCATATCATCACCTTTGCAGAGCCAGCCAGCAAGCAACCGAACGGGATCGTGCTTGTGTGGTCTGAATACGCAGACGGAGCGGCGAAGAATCAAACATGGTCAAGCCATTTCATCCACAAAAGCCTGATCGCCTCCCATTCGGGGACTGGTCATGTCTTCTGGATGTCCACCAGCAACGGGGCATATGTCGCAACCAAATACCTGTACATGCGGGATGATGGCATCACAGGGCATGCCAACAATGGCATTACCATAGAAGCCATAAGCGGGATTACATTGAACAACAACAGATTCGTACTGAGATATGTGATAGGAGTGTGACACCAATGGATAAAATCATTGAAGCTGTTACTGCTGGCATTGTTGCCGTTCTTGGCGGGGCTACGCTGTTGCAGATTGCCCCAGTCAAGGTCAATCCGTGGACATGGGTTGCAAGGGCAATCGGCAGGGCAATCAATGCCGAAGTAATCCAGCGCGTAGACAAGCTGGAAGAGAACCTTCTGGATCTGAAAACCAAGGTGGCAGAGCATGAAGCGAAAAGTGCGCGTGTTCGTATCCTGCGCTTTGGTGATGAGATCCTGCACAACGTGAAGCACAGTCAGGAGCATTACAATCAGATTCTGCTGGACATTACGGAATACGAAGAGTATTGCGTGGAGCATCCAGAGTTCCGCAACAATGTGACTGGCATCACGACAAAGCGAATCAAGGCAACATATGAGCAGTGCCTTCAGGAGCATTCGTTCCTGTGAACATGAAAAGACCGGGGAGTGATCCCCGGTCTTTTTTATTGTTCTAACGCATCACGAACAAGTTTGATATTTTCTTCGCTCAATACACCAAAGTACGGCTCTAAACTGTTGTAATATTTTATGAATTGATTCTTCTTCCCTTTATCAGTTTTCATCTCTTCAGCTTTTTTCTTGACTGCTTCATAGTAACGTTTGATGAACTGCATTGTAATCCCATCTTTTTTTTCTTGTATTTCAGCAAGCATATCTGTTGGCGTAGTGTCCTTAAACGGCACGAATGGTTCAAATTGTTTTAGCCGTTCGCACTTGTCTTCAAGAAGCTGAAAACGTGAGAAGAACACTTCTGGCTTAATCGTCTCAATGATGATACTTTTACAGTCCTCAATAATACGAATGTCGTTATTCACATTCTGAAAAGCCATTTCAATCAATTGCCCTTCAGACATGATTAGACTATTGGGCGCATCTACCACGACCAGTTTCTGCAACGCAATGAGTTCATCTGCGGAATATCTCTTTTTGTTGGAAGCGGCATCGGAACGTTTTTCGGCGTTCGCTTTTTTTGCTTGTGGAGCAGGTTTCTTCTTTTGCACAAGCCCAGAAACCAACATTCTAATGACTCGATTCGCAATCCTGCCCATTTCTTTGCTCCTTTACTTGTTGCTATTGGTTGCAATCTTCAGCTTCTTCGCCCCATACGTTTTGACGCATGCTTCATGGATTCTGTCAATGGCAAACTTCGCGTCCTGAAAGTTGGGGAACAGATACTCTTCAATCCCCAGCGTGATCTTCCAGCCCTCGTCCTTCACCCATGTGCATTTGATTCCACGGTAGTCTTGTTCTGTGATGACTTTTACCTTGCCCTGTCCCTGCAAATCGAACCAGTCCATGGCACTCATTCCTTTGTCAAGTATAGTGAAATCATTATAAAACGGGGTGCTGGAATACTCAATATGATAGAGGAAGAAGAAACATAATAAAAACAATCCAGCGGTTTCCCACTGGACTGTTGGATGCTATAATGCAGGTGTGACAAGGGTTTGCGAATGTGTACAACTTGGGGAAGTGTGCGAACCTATATACCCTTGTTGTACACATGCCGCATAAAAAATAATGCGTCTCCACATCCCCTTGGGCGCACGATCACAGAAGCAACTGGATGTGCAGTTTGTATCGCACTTTTCCCTTGCCTTCCCATGCAATATATTCATATTCGATACGTTCTACGATAGCCTTCAGCAACCTGTTCTTGTCTTCGATTGACATGGAGTCATCACGCAGGGCTGCAACGGCTTGTTTTAGTTTGACGATCTTTTGAGCATAGTCAACTTCCTTCGGCATGTTCTGCTTCGTCTCAAAGATCTTCGACTTCAGCTCTTCCATCTTGGCATGCAGCTGCTTGTTCCTTCGTTGGAATACTTCTTCTGTGTATGTGCCAGATTCCAGCAGGTCATGCTGTCTGTCTTCTTGCGCTTGCATTTCCTCCAGTTCCTTGTAGAGCTTTTCAAGCAGTTTCTTCTGGATTGCAGCTGACAAGCCTTCGTTGTTGTTCAGCTTTGCTTCCAGTTCGGGCAGACTGACAGTCTCAAGGCTGAAAGCAACGGATTCAACCACTTCGTCCAAGTAGTAGGACTTCGAACCACACCCGTTCCTGTTCCGGCACTCAATGCGTGTACGTGCATGCTTGTATGGATGCTGTGCCATCGCTTTGCCGCACTTATGGCAGAAGATGATCCCAGCCAGCGGATTCTTCAGCGCAGTATCAGGTTGCTTGCGAGGATTGTTTGCAAATTTCTCCTGTGCGGCATTGAAAAGTTCAAGCGGCACAATAGCAGGGTGCAGACCTTTGGCAACAATCATGTCTTCCTCTTTTTCAACCTTGACATTCCGCACCTGCAGCCTGCCGTTCTCAAAATACTTTTCATCCTTGCGCGTCCCGAAGTAGACAAGACCGATGTAATGTCTGTTTTTGATCATGGCACGGATGGATGACTTTTCCCATATTTGGCTTCTGTACGGCTTGATGCCGATCTTGTCAAAGTGCCGTGCAATCTCCAGATGGGTCTTGCCCTGATTGACATACATGTCAAAAGCCATCAGCACGGCAGGAGCAAATTCATTTGGTTCAAGGGTACTGTCACCATTTTCATTGATGATCTTGTTGTAACCGAATGGGGGAATGTTGCCGATATAGCATCCCCGCTTGACAGCTGCGACTCTGCCGCGCAGAAGGATCTCCTTGGTGTATTCCAGATAGTCATTCCCGCGCATCAATTCCTGTTCAAAGAACTTGCGCTGCATTTTGTTGGTCAGATCATAGACCATCGTGGTTGTGATGACTTCCGTTTTTGAGTAACGGAACGCATTGACAACCTTTCCGCAGTCCTCCAAATCACCACGGGACAGACGCTGTGGTTCTACGACAAGCACACCCTTCAGCTTTGGGTTTTCAATCTGTGCAAGCACGTTGAGCATTTCAGGGCGTTCATCAATCGTTTCGCCCGACACCACTTCACGGTATATGCAGTGTTCAGGGATGCGCCCACCGAGATCCCGTTCTGCAAGTTCTTGCAGGATGGTTTCATGCTTCTCAAGGACTTCTTCCACGGATTCATGTGGACTGTCTGCCCTTGATTTTCGTAGATACATAATGTATGCATCATCTGTTAGGTAGTTTATTGCCATTTTTATGTCTCCCTTGTGTTATGTTGTTTTTTCTTTTTCGCCTACAAGCAGGAAATGCTGGCGTTCAAGGAACATATCCACGACCTTGGACTTTCTATTGTTTTCTGCCCAAAGGTTGTCGTTGTCCGAACGCAGCTGCGCCACTTGGCTAAGCAGGAAGTCAATCTTCTTCTGTGCATCTGCCCGGATCATCTCCATTTCTGCCTTGTAGGACGAATGGATATTATCAAGCGCGGCTCTGTAATCTTGGTTATCCGCAAGGGCGCGTTCAAGCTCCCGCATCGCATCATTCAGTTTTTGTTCACTGGGGCGATTTTCTTCTTCAAATGCAAGATAGCATGGATATTTACTGGTAGACCCTATGATAACATTCTCAATACGCCGCGCTGTGTCACGCATGATGTCCTGATCAGCGTTCAGAGCCATCAGGCGTTCGATTGTCTTAACAGATACACCAGCACCGTCAGCAATTTCAGCGTTGGTCAGTCCGTTGACTTCCTTCATGTCGCGCATATACTCGCACCAACGTGCAAGCTCAAGGCCTGAAGTGCGAGGGCCGTCACAGCGAACCTTCCTATGAGGGCAGGAAAGACAACGATTGTAGGGCTTTTCGGCAAAATCAGTCTTCTTTTTCACAAAATTCACGCTCCATTTTGCAAATAGATTAGGGAATGCCCCCAAAGAAAAGGGTGAAAGTTGTTGTTATGTTTCTGTAATTTCCCCTTATCTTTGGCTGTATTTTCTATCCACAAAATGATAGGCTGTAACCGGGTCAGAGATGGCCTATCATTCCGGGGGGTGCAGGGGTGGACTGGTGGTGCGGTATCGCCCCTGCACTTTCTTCCACAAATTGGCGCATGTCAGACAATTCCGAATATGTCAATTTGTGTTGAAAAGTCAGAAATATTATTGTAGTATAACAGCAGGAACACCTGTTCTCAATTAGTTGAAAGGATGGTATCCCCTCATGACCAAGGAAGAGTACATTGAGAGAATCATTGAACTGCTGCATGCCTGCAATGATATTCCGTTGATGGATGTTATTCTGCGCTTACTTGGCAAAAGCGTCTAACATTTCCTTGACACTGTTCAATCTGGCTGGATCGAGACGATAGAGAGATTCAACAGCCGAAAAGAAATTCGAATCTGTGCGCATACGGACAATGATATCCGCAAGGAGTTCATTGTCCTTTTCTTTTTCCTCTGTCATCTTCTCTTCTATTAGATCTGATTTTAGGATGCCGAAGTAATTTGCAAGAATCTCCACTTTGTCCATTCGCGGATACTTTTTCCCGTTGACCCAATCCGAAAAGGTGTAGTAACTAAACCCCAGATCAGAACACACTTCCCGGCGTGTCTTTTTGTTGATCTCCATATAGTGTCTTAAGTTTTGAGCAAATATGTTCTTGTTCTGCACTTACGATCACCCCCCTTCGCTTCTATTATACACCCAAAGCACAATAAATCAAGAAAAAAGTCAAAAAGATTGTGCTTTAGGGCTTGACAAATATTATTCTGATATAGTATCATGGGATTGTGCTTAAAGCACAACGCGATGAAAGGAGGAAGATCCAATGGCGATGACCTTGAAGGCCGCGCGGGTCAATGCAGGCCTGAAGCAGCTGGACGCAGCAAGAGAGCTTGGGATCAGCAAGAATACGCTGGCCAGCTATGAAAATTACCGCACAGTCCCGGACATCGAAAAGTCACAGCGGATTGCAGAACTGTACGGTGTGACGGTGAACGACATCATTTTTTTTAAGCAATGATTGTGCTTAAAGCACAATTCGGAGGTGACACCATGAGCGCAGATCACAGCAACATGACAGTGACCCACCTTACACACGGCAATGCGGAGATCGTGGTGTACAGGCCGATCCTTGATGACAAGGAGCGGAAGAAGAGGGAGGACAACCTGAAACGTGCGCTTGCGGTGTTCGGCAGAGCGATGATCGAAGCAGAAAGGAAGGGAGCAAGATGAGCCACAGGGGCGTGAATCACTACTACGCCATGCCAGCGCATGACATCGCTGAAACGTGGTGGGACAAGGTGAAGCGGTTCTTCCGCTTGGGGAATCCCGCGCCAACGAAGGGGCGCAAGTACATTGATCCCAGCTTGCCCTATGGACACTGGGCGGCTGGATGGGAGGAGTGGTGAGCATGGATAGACCGTATTACAAACCCGCACGGCTTGGTGGCTACAGCAGGCATGACGATGATTGCAACCCGCTGGTGATCGTTGCGCTGGTGCTTGCAGGATTCGCTGTCACCGTTGCGCTGGGTGCGATGTGGCTTCTGTGCTTCATCTAAAAGGAGGTGATCAGGATGGCGCAATACACGGATGACCCGGTGGCTGACTTTGAAGCACATGACAGGGCGCAGGAACGACAGCGTGACCTGCTTCCGCGATGCACAGAGTGCAATCACCCGATTGAGGATGACAGGTGCTGGTGCTTCTTCGATGAGCCGATGTGTGACACCTGTGCTGAAAAGTACAGGAAGGACACGGCAGACTTGATGGGGTGGTGAATACATATGAAAGTTGTGAGTATGTTTGACGGCATCAGCTGTGGGAGGGTCGCGCTGGAACGCGCTGGCATCCCGGTTGAACGCTACGTGGCGTATGAGATTGAGGGAAGTGCCATCAAGATCAGCCAGAAGAACTATCCCCACATTGAACACTGTGGGGACGTGACCACTGCGGATTTTAAGCAGTACAGGGGCTTTGATCTTCTGATTGGCGGCAGTCCTTGCCAAAGTCTTTCCATCATTCAGGCGCACAAGCGTCAGAACCTGAATGGCAAGAGCAAGCTGTTCTTTGAGTTCGTGAGGGCGATGGAAGAGATTCAGCCCCGCTACTTCTTCTTTGAGAACGTTGCAAGCATGAACGAAGAAAGCAAGCAGGTCATCTCTGAACTGCTGGGGTGTGAACCAATCCTCATCAACAGCAACTGCTTTGTTGCGCAAGACCGCCCCCGGCTGTACTGGACGAACATCCCCGTGGATGCAAGCGGACTGACGGAGTGCAAGGCATCGCTCCGTGACATCATGGATGACCATGTGCCAGAGAAATACTTCTATGACTACCCGCTGGAAGGCTTGGACATGACCAAGAAGGTGTGCGCTCATATGGCACATAACAACCTTGAGATGCACAGGCGGGTATACAACCCGGATCACAAGGTTGGATGCCTGACAGCTGTGTGCGGGGGCAACCAACAGCGAAAGGTGCTTGATGGTGATAGGGCAAGAAAACTGACCCCGCTTGAATACGAACGGCTTCAGGGCTTGCCTGACAACTACACGGCAGGCGTGTGTGACGGACAGCGGTACAAGGCCATTGGCAACGGTTGGACTGTGGATGTGATTGCTCACGTTTTCACAGGACTGAAGGACATCTGACCACGGAATGATAGGCCGATCTGACCCCGACAAAACAGAAAGGGGTCAACGGCATGAAGGAGTACAAGAGCTTTTACAAACAGGTTGCAGGCAATGAGGGAAGCAAGTGCCACTACAACACCAGACTGGACACTTACGGATGCGGATGCCAGCACGACTGTGCATACTGCTACGCCAAGAGCCTGCTGGACTTCAGGGGGCTGTGGGACGCTGATGAACCTGCTGTGGCAAGCCTTGAGAAGATCGAACAGAAGCTGGAGCGCATCCAGCCGGGGACGATCCTTCGACTTGGCGGCATGACGGACTGCTTCCAGCCCATGGAGGAACAGATGCAGGTGACCAAGGGGACAATCATGTTGCTGAACAAATACGGCATTGGTTACCTGATTGTCACCAAGTCTGACCTGATTTGTAAATACATGGACATTCTGGACAAGGATCTGGCACACATCCAGATCAGCACCACGTGGATTCCCTGCGAGAAGGCAGTCAGCACGGAAAGGAGGATCAAAGCCATTGAAAAGCTCCATGCGGAAGGCTTTGATGTGGCAGTCAGGTTGTCTCCCTACGTTCCGCAGTTCGTGAACTTCGACAGGCTGAACAGCATCCAGTGCAACAAGATCATTGTGGAGTTCCTGCGGGTCAACCACTGGATCAAGCGATGGCTGCCGATTGACTACAGCGAATACACGGTGCATCACGCTGGCTACCAGCACCTGCCACTGGAAAAGAAGATTGAATACCTGTCCAAGGTGACCGGGTTCGATGAGGTTAGCGTGTGCGAGGATGTGTCAGAACATTACGACTATTGGCGGGAAGCCGTCAATCACAATAAAGAAGATTGTTGCAATCTGAAGAAGTGATGTGCAACGCAATAGAAGGGACTGAATCCGTTGCAGCAAGTAGAAGGACACCATTTGACGCTTTATGAAGCGGACAAGAAGAGCAACAACGACCACGTTGCAACGCCAAGATATGTTGTGGAGAGCATCTATAGCATCCTTGGTATTGAGAAGTTCAAGTCAATCTGGTTTCCGTTCAACCACTATGACAGTGAGTTCAAACTGAAAGCAGATGAGTTGAAACTGAAGTACAAGGCAACGCACATTTTTGATGACTGCGGCAGTGACTTTTTTACCACAGAACCACCTGAAGGATGCGATTTGCTGATAAGCAACCCTCCTTTTTCCAACCAGAATGCCATCATCCAACGGACATTTGAACTGGTTGAACAAGAGAAAGTGAAGAGTTTCTGCTTGCTCCTGCCACTTGCAACATTGGAGACACCACGCAGGGCAGAAATGTACGAACGCTATTCTGACAAACTGTCCGTGTTGATTTTCAAAAAACGGATCAAGTTTATCGGACATACTTCAGTGTTCAACAAGGGATGTTGCTGGGTCTGCTACAACATCGAAAACTTGCTAAAAAACCGCATTTACTGGATATGAAAGGGAGGATGACCATGGCAGACAAGACGCATTGGAAGAAGATCGTGTCTGACCCGAACTATCTTGGGGAAGCCGACTTCATGCCGGGTGAAGAAAAGATTCTCACTATCAAGGGCGTGAATCAGGCTGAAACGATCGTGACGGCAGAGGGCAGAAGCCAGAAGGCGGTTCTGCACTTCGTGGAACAGGTCAAGCCCATGATCCTGAACGTGACCAACAGCAAGGCCATTCAGAAGGCGGTTGGCTCTCCCTACTTTGAGGACTGGGGCGGGAATGCGATCCAGCTTTACATTGACCCGCACGTGAAGGCGTTCGGTGAAGTGGTGGCGGCTGTCCGTGTCAGACCGCGAAAGCCTGTGGTCAAGCAGGCCACGAAATGCACTGACTGCGGTGGTGACATCGTGGGTGCAGCTGGCAAGGGTGCGGACTACATCGTGCAAGGCACTACGAAGACCTACGGTGTCCCGCTGTGCTGGAACTGTGCCGGGGCGCGAATGAAGGCGGCGCAAGCCAAGAAGGAAGGGGCTGAAACCAATGGATCTGCTGAAGCTGACGGATGAGAACTATTACAGCCCTGAAGCCAATTGGCAGTACATGAGTGCAAGTCAGTTCAAGTCCTTCCGCAAGTGCGAAGCGGCTGCCCTTGCAGAACTTCGTGGCGAATGGAGCAGGCCATCATCCACGGCACTGCTGGTGGGGTCTTACGTGGATGCTTACTTCTCCCACGAACTGCCCCAGTTCATGCGAAGGAATCCTGGCCTGCGCAAGAAGGACGGGACGCTGAAGGCTGAATTTCAGAACGCCCACACCATTGCCCAGCGGCTGGAGCGTGACAAGTTGGCACGGATGCTTCTGGCAGGAGGTCATCAGGTCATCAAGACCGGGCAGATCAATGGCGTGTGGTACAAAGCCAAGTATGACAGCCTGCTGGAGGAAGATCAGGTGGAAGCCATCTGCAAGGAGTTCCCCGAAGTCAGACAGCTTGTTCCCTTTGGCGGTGCGGTCATCGTGGATCTGAAGTGCATGCGTGACTTTGAACCGATCTGGGACGAAGACATGATGGAAAAGGTCAGCTTCGTCAACTACTGGGGCTACGACATCCAAGGTGCAATCTACCAGCACCTTGACGGAAGGAATGCACCGTTTGTGATCGTGGGCGTGACGAAGGAAGCAGAGCCTGACATCACTGCCATCCATATCCCGGATGAGGATCTGGAAGTGGCACTGCACTACGTGGAGGAATTGAGTGCCAGATATGCCGCCATCAAGCGGGGCGAGATCCAGCCGATGGGCTGCGGAAAGTGCGCTTACTGCAAGAGCCACAAGGCGTTGACTGGTATCAAGCATTACAAGGAGGTGTGACCGTTGTTTGAAAGCATGAAAGAGTATGAGCCGAGAGAAGCCCTGTTTGAAGCATTGGGCATGGTGGAGGGGCTTCGGATGCTGGATGAAGATGCATCAATTGCAGTTGTGCTGGAAGATGTGGCTCACTACATCAAGTGGGTGCTGAAGAACGCCACTATGTATAAGAAGGAGCAGACAACCCTATGACCGAGATGGAGTATCGGGAGAAAAACAAGGCTGCCTGCGCCAACAACTACCAGAAGAACAAGGAACGGCGCAAAGCATGGCAACATGAATATTACATAGCGCACCGTGAAGAGATCCTGATGAAGCAGAAGCTCCATCGGATGGGGTTGCTCCATCGGAATGACAGGCGTGGAAACCCCGGCAAGGGTGCAGAAAGCAAGGCAGACCAGATCAAACAGCTGGATGTGGCTTTATATGAGCGGCGGCTGGCTGAATATGAGGGTGTAAAGAAACAGCGTCATCTGCAACGGATGGCTGAAAAACTGCGACAGGCGGGATACACCGTCACTGAAATGAAGGAGGAAGAAGCATGAACAAGTGGATTGGCATTGGGCGGCTCTGCAACGAGCCTGAAGTGACCAGCGGCAAGAATGGCAACAGCATTGCCAAGTATCGTCTGGCGGTAAACCGCGATTACAAGAAGGACGGCCAGCAGGAAGCCGACTTCCTGAACTGCGTGGCGTTTGGCAAGAGTGCCGACTTCGTGCAGGGCTATCTGCACAAGGGCATGAAGATCGCGGTGGAGGGTCGCATCCAGACGGGCAGCTATGAGAAGGACGGCGTGAAGCACTACACCACGGACATTGTGGTGGATCGTCACGAATTCTGCGAAGGCAAGAACGCACAGGAAGCGGCCTACACCCAGCTGGAGCGTCAGGCGATTCAGGATGAAAACAAGGGTTTCACGGCGGTGGAAGACAATGACCTTCCGTTCTGATGAGGTGATGACATGGCGGTAAACAGCAAGCAGAAGGGCGCACGGTTTGAAAGACTGCTTGCTTCCAAGTTCCGTGAATACGGCTATGACGCAAGACGCACAGCCCAGTATTGCGGGAACACGGGAGATGCGGCTGATGTGGTTGGTCTTCCCGGCATCCATGTGGAAGCCAAGCATGCAGAGCATATGCGCCTGTATGAATGGATGAGCCAAGCCAAGCGGGATGCTGCTGCGGGGGGCGGGAACGCCCTCCCAGCGGTCTTCCACAAGAAGAACCACTCCAACATCCTTGTGACGATGGAGTTTGACAGCTGGATGAACCTTTACGGGGAATGGAACTCCGGGCATGACTTGACAGAAAGGGAATTGTAT